GGGGTTTAACCCTGAGAGCAAAGTCCCGCTCTGCGGGACCCTGCTTGTTCTACTCAGATGTAGTATTGGTGTTGAGCCAGTCCATTTGGGGGGACGAGCATGGTCTCGTGCCTCAGGCAAGATATCCTCAGGTCGTCATGTCAAGTTGCGTCGGGGTGTTTCCCCGGATAACATAGACTTTTAAGTCTTGTGCAACCTCTCACAGGAGCCTGAAGTGGTACCTGAAACGGCCAATCTTCATTACTGAAGAAGCCCTAGGTTAAGGGTGGAAAGGGGGTGTTTTGTATGCACCTTCGAAAGGTTGCCGGACCGCGTAGATGTGGGGGGGAGACAACGTAGACTTATGTCTAGACAGTGAAGCTCTTCTTCAATTTTCTATGAAGATGGTAACCGGGGATCAGTGTGAGGAATTGGTAGGTTTTGGGGAACCACGACGGTGGCCCCGTTCCTTGGATAAGGTGCCTGCAGACCCGAGCAATTGGGTAACTGAAGAATTTAGCCATAATATTAAATTATAGCAATGAACAACCTTCGATATTTTTCGGAATTATCGCCGATTGTTCGACTAAATTGGCAGAACAGTGTAAAAGCTGGTCGCCCACTAGCCTTGAAACTTTTGGGTTTCATAGGTTTAGTGGGAGGGGCTTCACTAGTATCGTGGGTAAAGATTATATATGCCTTTTCGTGGCATTGTAGATTGTTGATGAAGTATCAGGGAGTTCCAGGGTTATGTAAGAGACTGAAGGCTTACAACGTTGTGTTGATGCAAGTTACGGCTGGCAAGAAGCATAAGGATCTTACTACTTTGGGGCCAGTATTTGCTCGGACTAAGTCTGGTTTGCCACGGGTGATCCCAGTGGCACACCGTAGAAGGATTAGGGCTGGAGATAGATTAGTAGTGAGAGCTTGGCTATCACTATTTGGTTTATATCGGGTTCTAATGTGGCGCGGTGTGTTCTCTGTAGATACAATTATTCGGCCGTCTGAGGCATCGGCCCGGGTCGTAAGACGGGTATCTAGGTATTCCGAGTATTTTGTAAGGCAGTTAATGATATGGGAAGTTTTTCCTATATCAGAGGCTGATTTGCAGAAGACTTTGAAGGTGGATTATTTGGTGGTCCGGACCTCGGGGCCCAACTCTCGCATAAATACATCTTCTTTAGGTATGTGTTGGTACGACGCCTTGATATGGGTTAATAACCCATTGATGGGGGTACTAGCAACATGGTTAAAGAGGGTTGACTCTCTTGACGTGTTAGGGACTCTGAAGCGTTTGGCTTCAGAGGCGGATGAGATCTTCCTTTTGTGGAAGGATCATCCTAAACGGTCAGAAGTACCCTTAACCGGAGAGGGGGGGCGATTGGGAAAGCTTGGAGTGAAGGAAGAACCGGGTAAGGTTCGGGTTTTTGCTATGGTAGACTATTGGACACAGATAACACTGTATCCGCTTCATCGGTGGTTGTTTTCAGTATTGAAAAGAATACCTCAGGATGGTACGTTCGATCAAATGGCTCCCGTAAGAGCCTTGATGGAGCGTTGTCCAAATGAGATTTGTTATTCTTTCGATCTGACAGCAGCCACTGATAGAGTGCCATGGGAGGTGCAAGTAGCTCTACTGAACCAACTTCTCCCAGGAAATATGGGTGACCTTTGGGGGTCTTTACTTCGTGATAGAGATTATCACTACTCTTTGGAGGGAGAGCATTTTAAGCACATTTGTGTTCAAGATGGTCTTCCTCGGAGTGGGGCCGTAAGGTACGCAGTAGGGCAACCAATGGGAGCTTATAGTTCTTGGGCGATGTTGGCCTTGGTGCATCATTTGATAGTTCAAAATGCTGCGTTTGAGGCAGGAAAACGAGGGTGGTTTTCGGATTATGCAGTTCTAGGGGATGACGTGGTGATTGCAAGCCGCGAAGTCGCTAGGCAGTATAGGGCTATAATGAAGGGCCTTGGGGTCCGACTCTCAGGGCCTAAGACCTTAATTGGTCGAGGATCCTGCGAGTTCGCCAAACGTTTCTTTCTTAAAGGAAAGGATACATCACCGGTTTCCTTACTAGAGTTCGCCTTAGGAAGATTTCATCTTCCTATTATGGTTGAACTGGTACGGAAACTGGGGATGGTTTGGGAGCCAAGGCTCTCCAGAGTAGTACGTGCTGCTGGTTTCGGTTATCGAGTTCAGGGGCGAATTTCCAATTCGTTCCGATGCTTAAGTGGCCGAATCTTTGGACTGCTAGTTACTCTAGCCGCCCCAGGAGTATGCTCTTTCTCATCTGCTAATTGGGCTGACTTCCTTAAGAGGATGTTAGCTCAAGGATCAGGGGAGCTCTATCCCGTATATCAATGTATTCGTGATAGGGTTTCAGTGCGTATAAGGGAAAGGATTGAAGAAATTCGATCTTCGATCTATTCAGCTCAATCAGAAGCACTAACCCTTGATGGGTTTGATGTTTACTGGTGGGCTGTAATATTTCGACGCTTATATGTTCGTGAGTTAGATCACCTGGATCGGTTAGAGAAAACGGTTAATCCGTTAGATCCTCTCGACCTTCCGGCTTCGGAGATGACGATGGGGAGTCATGAATGCTTGGAGTCGCTTAGCGATTTCATGCAGGGGTGGTGGAGTATCTCGGATGAGTTGGCTCTTCTGCGTAGATTTGAGTCCTACGAGGATCGAGGCCGTGAAAGACGGTATCGGTCCAAGGAGGGTAAGATGATACGTTTGTGGAAGGCGGTCATTCGGACTTCACGCCCCTCGAAGTAGGGTTTAGGAGGTTAGATCCGTTTAACCAGTATAATCCGCCCGTGAGGGTAAGGAGGATATACTCATTGAAGTATAGGTGAAGACGGCCTTGCCTAGGCCTTCGCTGGAGGAATAGTGACCCACGGACCCTTGCTAGGGGGGTTACCTCTTTCCAAAGGTAATCATGTAGTGAAGTCTGCAATAGGGGGGCGGAGACCAAAATTTTTGATCTTCGCAACCCGAAAATAATGTTGGGCAGTTGAGCCTAATGGGCCCA